GAATTCTTAAAATTTACCGCAATGGCGACCGTTTGCACAATTTTATCACTTTATTTAATTTATCTGTTATGAAAGTAACATTCGACAAAAATCATTCTTCATTCACCTTTGAATTCGATTTCGATAAGTTCGGTGAAGGTTCATTCAAATTCGTTGACGTGAAATGTCTTGACCATGACATCGTTGACGTGAACATTGAATTCGAAGACGTGTGGACGACACAACATATCGGTGAAATCGAAATCGATTACATCCTGAATGAAGATGAATGGAAAGAACTTGAAAACGAAGTCAAACGACAAATTCTTGAACAACCATTCGACTTCGACGCGCACGAATATATTTCGGACGAAGACAAGTGGAACTGGTTCAAATATGAACAACAACAAATCGAACAAGCAAATGAAGAAAAATTCTAAACCAAAAGAAAAAATGACATTGCCGACAATGGTTCGGTGGTGGTCGCGACAAAGCTTCGCACATGACAAAGGTGGTTCGTTTAACGTCCAGCTTTACTTGAAAATTTGTGAAATTAAACTTTTGAAAAATGTATAAACTACTTTACTTTTATGAATCACGGCTCGCGGAATCTTATGAATTCCCAACTGAAGCGCTTTGTAAATGGAAAATCAATGAATTCCGCAAAGCTGGAACACACATATTTGGTCACTTTGTAATTCAAAAACCATGAAAATAACGAACGAAGACAACATGGAATTGATGTCAAGGTATCCTGACAAATACTTCGACTTAGCAATTGTTGATCCGCAACACCAGATTATTTGGGGTGGGAATTACTTTCCTTTACCGATTTATAGATGCCCGATTGCATGGGACAAATGTCAACCTTGGGAAAATTTCAGTCAAATCGAACTGGCTTGGACTTCATTCAATAAACCAGCGTCAATTTTCAAATTTGACAACAGAACTGGTGGAAAAATTCATCCAACACAAAAACCCGTTGCACTTTACAAATGGATTCTTGACAAATACGCGAAAGAAGGTGACAAAATTCTTGACACACACCTTGGTTCAGGTTCAATTGCGATTGCGTGTCATGATTATGGCTTTGACCTTACCGCGTGTGAACTTGACAAGGAATACTTCGACAAAGCAATGGAACGAATCAACAACCACAAATCACAACAAAAACTTTTTTAACATGAACGAAGACATCAAAGAACTTATTGCCGAATATAAACTTGACAAACCATGTCGCAAACGCGAAACAGTTTACAAACGATACTATCTTATGAACATTCTTCATTGCCGTTCACGGTTGTGTTTGCGCGAAATTGGTGAACTATTCAACCGCGATCATTCCAGTGTGATTCATGGATTGAAGGAACACAAACGGTGGTGGTCACAACTTGATGAAGAATACCTTCGCGCAATTCATCCATTGCCGGAACTGGTAACCGATGAAGGACGGATTCCGAAGAATCAATTCTTTGATTGTGAAACGACTGAAGATTCAATCACGATTCGCGGAAAGTTTACAAAACAAGTTTTGAAAGAATTTGAAAGACCATTGACAAAGACCGATATTTCACTTATCTTCGCACATTCATAATACGTTTTGTTTAATTGGTTGGAAAGCGCTGGGAAACTGGCGCTTTTTTGCGTTACAGCGCGACAAAGTTACGATTCTCTTATATACCCTGCCAGAAAAAAAAGTGGTATTTTTTAGGGGGGGGGTGCAAAACGTTTGTAATTTTGTCGCGCTATGGGTGAAACGTAGTGTGGTATTGATTTATAGGCGTTACAAAATGCGTTACAAAAATTTATTTTTGTCGCGTTGTGATTATGAATGAAATTATTTTTTACTTTTGTCACCATGGCGCAAACGAAAGAATTTATTAAAGGGGATTGACCGAGTAAACGCGCGCCATCGTTGAAAGGTCGTCCCTTTTTTTATTGACGAAATATAATGATACCAAACATTTCGGTCTTTAGATCGTTATTTAATGCAAAAGAAACACCGTTCACGATGAACGTGGTCGAAGTTTACAATCGAATCAAGAACGGCTATCCTGAACTTGTTTCGAAAATCAACCGACTTCGTGAAATGGACGAATCAACCGAAGCTTATCGTTCATTGAAGAATTCATTGTTGGCGATTATGTTCAACGGAACATTCAACCAGCGAACCGACAACGGACTTGTTGAACATTCTGGTCTTTGTATCTTGGACTTCGACGACTATCCTGACCAAGAAACAATGAATCAAGACAAGCAACGGTTCAAATCATTGCCATTTGTGTTCATGGTGTTTACTTCACCTTCGAATAAAGGACTGAAGGTTGTTGTCAAGATACCACAATCAACGAAAGAAGAACACAAGCGACGATTCAAAGCGCTTGAACTCGAATTCAATTCCGACTATTTCGACACGTCAAGTCAAAACGTTTCAAGGGTGTGTTTCGAATCTTATGATCCAGACGCTTATTTGAACGAATTTTGTGACGAATTCACAACCATTGACGAAGAACGTGGACACATTTTCATTGAACGTCCACCAGTGTGTCGATTAGTGGACGAAGGAAAAATAATTGAACGAATCATGAAGTTCGATTTCGGTGGTGAATTCAATTCAGGCAATCGGAACAATTACATTTTCAAGCTTTCCGCTTGTCTTTGCGAATACGGAATAACGCGCGACGTTGCCGAATATCATTTGGAACAATTTGTGTCAAGTGATTTCACGAAAGCGGAACTGGTGAACACAATCAAAAGCGCTTATCGAACCGCGGACTTCAAATCGAAGTATTTCGAAGACAATGAAAAGCTAACGAAAGCGAAGCTGAAAATTCGTCAAGGTATTTCCACGAAGGACATTACTGAAGCGCTTGGACTTGATGAAGAACAAATCGATGAAATCAAAAGCGACATTGAAAACAATCAAGATGTTTTCTGGACAATCACACAATTGAAGACCGGGGAAAAGATTACAATTGAACCGAACAATTACAGCGCTTTCCTTTCGAAACATGGATTCGGCAAATACTATCCTGAACGCGCGTTGTCACCGACATTCGTTGTGGTCAATGAAAACAAGGTTCGTTTGTCTTCGGTTGAACAAATCAAAGATTTCGTGTTGAAATACCTTGAAAAGCGCGGTGAAATTTCCGTCTGGAATTATTGTTCACGTTCGACGTATCTATTTAGCGAAAATTTCCTGAACATGATTGATTCGATTGACGTCAAAATGCTTCAGGACACCAAGACCGAATCGTTCATTCCATTCAAGAACGGCGTGGTCACAATCACGAAGAAGGATGTCACGTTGAAAAGTTACATTGACGTCAACGGCTACATTTGGGAAAATCAAATTTTGAACCGGGACTTCGTTCAAATGGACGACCACAAGAACGATTTCCAAGATTTCATTTTCAAGGTGTCGAATCAAGACCAGACGCGAAGCGTTGCACTTGAAACAACACTGGGTTATTTAATGCACACTTACAAAGACAAGACCGAACAAAAAGCAATCATTTTCAATGACCAAGAAATCGACGACAATGCGAATGGTGGTTCAGGAAAATCCCTAATGTTGACGGCAATCAATTATTTTAGGAATTTGGTCACCGTGGACGGCAAACAATTCAATTCAATGAAGAACGACTTTGTTTATCAACGTGTGAACCTTGACACGCAAATTCTCGCGTTCGACGACGTCAAGAAAAACTTCGACTTCGAGCAACTTTTCAGCGTGGTTTCACAAGGAATCACGGTCAACCGAAAAAACAAGGACGAAATTTATATTCCATTTGAAAGGTCACCGAAGATTGTAATCACCACGAACTATGTTATTGCTGGCGCTGGATCAAGTCACGACCGACGAAGACATGAACTTGAATTTTACCAGTATTTTAACGCGCAACATTCGCCATTGAAAGAATACGGTCGTTTGTTGTTTGATTCGTGGTCAAAAGATGACTGGTCAAAATTTGACAACTACATGATTGCGAACGTTCAAAAATACCTGAACGAAGGATTGACCGCAACGACATCAATCAACGCGGACACGAAGCGTTTCATTCAATCAACTTGCAAGGACTTCTTTGAATTCGTTCGTGAAGGAAATCTGGAACTTGACATTTATCACTACAATCAAACGAAGCTTCAGGAATTCCAAAATGAAACGAATTCATTCCGGGACTTGTCAACGCAAAAGTTCAAAAAATGGGTGAAGGAATACGCGAACCACAAAGGGTACAAATACACCGAAGGTCACAACCATTCAGGTCGTTATTTTATCTTGACTGAAGGATCACCAGCGAATGAATTCACACCGAAAAACGATTGTCCATTTTAATTTTATATCTTATGAATTACTTACTTATGTTAGCTATTGTCTTGACCATTTTCATCTGGTGCGTTGCGATTTATTTATTCGGTTGGTGGGGTGCGATTGGGTGTCTTGTCATCGGAATTTGTGGAACGTTGTGGATTGAAATCAAAGGACTGGAATGAATCAACACAAAATGTATCGAGTCATTAAATTGATTAATTTGATGAAGGAAAAACCACGAACGGTCATGGCAATTTCAAGATATTTGAATGTCAGTGAAAGAACCGTTTACCGATATTTTCATTTATTCCGGGAACTTGAATACAAAGTGAAATGTGATATTTATTACAAATACTATATTGAAAATGAAGAAGGAAAATAAAGAACGACTTGACGCGCTGAAGCTGGCGAATGACATCGAAAGACATCCGTCTTTTCCGAAAGATTATTTCGTAAAGAAAAAGTGGGACGACAAGACCGCAAATGGATTGACAAAAGCAATCACATCGTTCATCCAGTTTAACGGCTACCAAGCGGAACGAATCAACACGATGGGTGTCGCAAGGGAAAACAAACGAACGGACGGAAAGGTCATCGGTGTGACATGGACAAAAGGAACAACCACGGCTGGATCGGCTGACATTTCAGCGACTATTCGTGGACGTTCGGTGAAGATTGAAGTCAAGGTCGGAAAAGACCGTCAAAGCGAAGCACAAAAGCGATACCAAGAATCAATCGAACGCGCTGGTGGTGTTTACATGATTGCGCGTGACTTTGACACCTTCGTGGAATGGTTCGATGAATTCGTGAAGCAATGATTGAAATCACAATCACACAAGAACAAATCTTGCGTGCCGAAATGCTTTACAAATTCAAATCACTGAACAATTCAATTCGTGAAGGTGACGGAAATTTGACCGGTGCGCTTGGTGAAATCGTGGTCTTCGATCACTACACGAAAAAAGGTTGTGAAGTCGAACATTGTCAACACCATGATTTCGATTTAATGATTCAAGGGTACACGGTTGAAATCAAAACGAAAGGTGTCAACACGATTCCGCTACCAGACCACACATGTCATGTGTCGAATTTCAACGCAAAACAACAATGTGAATTTTATTGCTTTGTCAATGTCAAGAATGATTTCACGAAAGCTTGGTTGAAAGGAATGATTTCACGAAGTCGATTTGATTCAATCAAGCAATTAAAAATGAAAGGTGATTTCGATAAAAATTTTCAATTCAGGTGTGACACTTGGATCGTGTTGAATTCTCAATTGACAAAAATTAATTGAAAATGTTTCACGAATGAAAACTTTGTTTATCTTTGGTAAAATTTTAATACTTTAATTATGGCGACAACAAGAAAAACGACCGACACGGTCACACCTGAAGCACCGAAAGGATTGTTTCACAAGCTTCATTCAGCGAAGCAACACATCGGAAAGGTAGCGAAGAACGCAACGAATCCACATTTTAAGAAAAGTTACGCGGACATCAACGCGTTGCTTGAAACGGTTGAACCGATTCTTTTATCTTATGGCTTGATATTATTGCAACCAGTCAAATCGAATCTTGTCTTGACACAAATCATTGACATCGATTCTGGTGATTCGGTTGAATCATGCATGGAAATTCCGATGAACATTGTTGATCCACAAAAAATGCTTGCGTGCGTGACGTATCTTCGTCGCGGAACGCTTCAGTCATTGTTGTCACTTCAGGCAATTGACGACGACGGACACGAAGCTTCACGTCCTTCAGCAAAACCAACCATTGACGAAGAACGATTCAAGAACGCTTTGAAGGCAATCGCTGACGGAAAGTTCACGGTTGATAAATTGAAAGCAACTTATTCATTGACACCTGAACAAATCAATCAATTGAAATGAAAGAAATGAACGCGGAACAACGCGCAAAGTATTTGTTTGAATTGTTTGACTTCATCGAATACGATTCGAAGGTGAAGACATTCATGACAAGGAAATCATGCGCGTTGATTCTGGTTCAAGAACTCATGAAGGACGTTGACATCAAATCGCGTGACTTCATTTATTGGTCAAATGTTAAACTTAACTTATTAGAATTATGAAATGGCGAGCTTCACAAATTGGTAAACTCATGACAACGTCCCGGTCGAAAACGGATGTCTTGTCACAAACGGCAAAGTCGTATATTAATCAAATCGCGAAAGAAGATTTCTTCGGTTACAATTCACCAGTCATCAATCGCTATCTTGACAAAGGAACGAATCAAGAACTTGAATCCATTCAACTATTGAACGCGGTTCGGTTCGAAGATTTCCACAAGAACGCGGTTCGGAAAACAAACGACTTCATGACTGGTGAATGTGACATTGTCACCGTGTCATCAATCATTGACATCAAAACAAGCTGGTCGCTTGACACATTCCCGGAATTGCCTGAAGACATCGATTCAAAAGAATACGAATGGCAAGGTCGCGCGTACATGTATCTTTACGACAAACCTGAATTCGAACTTGTTTATTGCATGGTGTCAACGTGGGACGAATTCTTGACACAATACGATGACAAAACGCTTCACAAGGTTGACCACATTGATCCAGCGAAGCGAATCACTTCGATGTTGTTTGAACGTGACCTTGAACTTGAACAACAAATGATTGAACGTTGTCAACTGGCGACTGAATACTATCTTGAACGAATATCTAAATTGAATAACAAATGAAACAAACCGCAACAAATTACTTAATCGAACAGCTTTCATTGAAAGTCATGGCGAATCAATTGCCGTGGGTGGCAAAAATTCTTGACACCGCGATTGAAATGGAACATGATCAAATCGCTGAAGCTTATGAACGTGGCGAATACAATCAAGGGTGCAATGGTGACGCGAAACAATACTATTCCGATACCTATATCGAAAATCGCGATACGCAATCATGAAAGCAACACTTGAATTCAACCTACCAGACGAAGATGCTGAATTCTATTGCGCGACGAAAGGAACGGCAATGTTGAACGCGTTGTGGGAAATCAACACCGAACTTCGAAAGCTATGGAAATACGAGGAACTGAACGAAGACGAATGGAACATGGTTGAACGAATTCGGGAACAATTCTTCGACATCCTTCGGGAAAATGAAATCAATCTGGACAAATGAAATACGCAATCATTTTCACGTCCGCGGTCATTATGGAAATATCTTCGACATTTTACATTCGATTTGTTGCTGACAAGAACACGATCGGAATGTTGTTTTTCGCTTTCATCGCGCCATTCTTGTCACTGGCTTTTGCCGGTTACATGGTTGAAAGCAAAGAATGGAATGAACGAATCAAAATGGCTTTTTCGCTGGCGTTCGGTTACGTCGTCGGCGCTTTAATAGTAATAAATTTAATACAATAAACATGAACAAAGAAAAAGGAACGGTTGTCAACGTGACGCCATTGCAAACAATTTCGGACAAATTCCGAAAACAAGATTTCACAATCAAGACGTTTGATGAAAAATTTCCACAATTCTTGACCTTTCAAGTGGTCAATGACAAATGTGATCTTGTCGCAAACCTGAACACCGGTGACGTGGTCGAAGTGAATTACAACCTTCGTGGTCGTGAATGGAAATCACCTGAAGGTGTGACGAAGTATTTCAACACCGTCGAAGCTTGGTCAATCAATCTTTCAGGCGAACCAGTACAAACAAAACAAACACCAGCAAATGAAGACGATGACGATTTACCTTTCTAACGACAAGAACGTCGTTGACTGGATGCGAACAATGACAACTTCAAAATTAAACAAGCGTTACAACATGAAACACTTGTCCGAAGACATGAAGGTCAATTACTCGATGTTGTATCGTTTCATGAAAGGAAAACCAGTCGGACAAGAATTTTTTGTCGCTTGGTTTAATTATTTTGTAATTTAGTCACATGGAATTTTGGAAAGATGAAGCGTATCAAATTGCTCGGAAAATTACTTCGAATCACGAACTTCATGCGGATTTGGTTGGTCATGTTTTTATTATCATGCACCGCTTTGACTTTCATCTTTCCGACATTCCAGCTGTTTTCGCTCGCTTCGCGTACAATCAATGGACGTGGCAAAGGTCGGAATTCTGGCGACTGTACCGAAGCGACGGCGAAGCAATCAACGACGTGATTGATTCACATGATTCACCTTCGAATAACGAATTCAGCGAAATGCTTGACGCTTATCTTCATTCAAACCATGGTGATCCATTCATCAAGGAAATCACAAAAATGCACCTTTGCGGAATGACATTCAGGGACATCAAAGAACTGACTGGAATTTCACTTGACACAATTCATAAAACAATAAAACAATTCAAAAATGATTTACACGATTATAGCGGTAGCGATCGCACGGGCGTTTATGTCCTTTGATTTACCGAATACCAAACCATTCAATTGTCAATCATGCTTGTCATTTTGGACGGCGCTGGCGATTTATCTTATCACCGATTGGTCAATGATTCCATTCGCGTTCGTTGCCTATCTTATTTCCGATTTAATTTTGATATATGAATATAAGTAACGGACTTCGAATCCAGCTTGAAAACTTCGGACGACACCGATACGCGAATCTGGATGACACCTTGAAAGAAGAACTGGCGGTTCATTACAAAGCGCTCGGTTGCGGTAAACTGAACAAAGCTTGCGCAACGTGTGTTCGAATCGCAATGGACAAGCTGAACCAAAATAAAGACAAGATTCGTCCAGCTGTACGTCAAGAAAACAACGAACTTCACATGAACGAACAACCGCCGAAGCTTCACTTTGTCGGAACGAAACAAAAGACGTTCGGGGAACTTCGCCGTGAAGCGCTTGAACTTGGATTCAAAGGCACAAGAAAAACAACACGACAAGACATTGAAGAATGGTTGACATCCACGAAACAGCAATAATTTATCCGGGCGTCACGATTGGTCACAACGTCACAATCGGTGCGTTTTGCATAATCGGCGCACCAGCTGAATCGAAACGACACGACGGTCATGGATTCGGCGTGGTGATCGGTAACAATGTGACCATTCACGGTCACGCAACAATCGACGCTGGTTGTGAACGTCCGACAATTATTGACGACGGCGCTTACATTATGAAGACCGTTCACATCGGACACGATTCAATCATTCACAAGGACGTCACGATTTCACCGCACGCGGTCATCGGTGGGTTCGTTGAAATACACGAACAAACAAACATCGGAATGAACGCAACAATTCACCAGCGCGTGACGATACCTTCAAAGTGTATGGTCGGAATGTCCACGGTGATCACGAAGAAAACACACCTTGAATCGAACACCGTCTTGGTGGGGAATCCAGCACGAATAACACGAAGCAATAACAAATGAAAATAATCACCGTCACCGCCATGCATGGACGACACAATACGGTCGCCGAATGTATTGAACGAATGCCGTTCATCGACAAAGTTTACATTTACTCAAACGACGAAGACGGCGCGTTCCTTGAAACACAAGACATCTTCGCAATGGCGAAATATCGAAACAATCCGCTTTCGTACAAATGGAACATGGCAATTCGAACACTGGAACAAATCGATTTCGACGCGGTCATTTTGCTTGGTTCGGATGACTACATTGACGAAGCTTTTCTTCAGTATGTTGAACGAACAATTCCTGACTTCGACATGATTGGATTCAAAGATATTTATTTCCAGCACGACGGTTCGCTTCATTATTGGTCCGGTTACAACAACAATCGACAAGGTGAACCGTGTGGTGCTGGCAAAGTGTATTCACGAAAATTCCTTGAATGTATCAACTGGAATCTTTTCGACGTGGCGCGTGATCGCGGACTTGACAAGATTTCATGGCAACGTGTCAAACAAGCGAACGCAAAGGTTCATGTAACTTCGCTCAAAGAAAACGGTCTTTTGTTGGTTGACATCAAAGACGGCGAAGGAATGACACCGTTTAATAAATTCAAAGGACTGGAACGAATCACGAACCGTTCGGGAATTCCGAACAAGATTACATAATAAAGGGGAACTTATATTCTTATGGCAAACAAACACCGCAACATCGACAAAGATGAATTGCTTGAAATGGCTTATCGCTATTGTGATTATTGTATTTCATCAACAAAAGAAATAGCGACGAATTCAGGCGTGAAGCAAGTGAAGGAAAGACACATTCCGACCGTGTCTTATTTCTTGTTACACTGGCTTCGACGGGAACACTTTGATTTCTATTCACGGACTAACTGGTACGACGCGATGAAGGACGAATCACATCCATTGTCGAACACTATAAAAACAATCGACAACGACTTCAATGCGTTGGCGCGTGACATCGTGGCGAACGAAGGCAAGGGAATTTTCTACGCAAAGAACAAACTGGGAATGCACGACCGACAACAAGTCGAAACGCGCACCGTGGACAAGTTCGATTTCGATGTCAACGATTAAGGGGTATCGACCACACAAACACCAGCTTGAAATTCATCAAGCAATCAACCAAGGCAAAGAAAAGTATTTCGCTTTGAACATCGGACGCCAGTTCGGTAAAACAATGCTTGGAATCAACCAACTTTTGTATTGGGCCGATGAATTCGCGTTCACGCGTCCTGAACTTTGGGACGAAGTATTGTCGGCGACGGTCTTGGTCAAAGGAAAGAAGGTCATCTTTATTTCAACACCCAAAGGAAAGAATCATTTCCACCGGGTGTGTCTTCAGCAAAACTACGACGACCGTTACCGTTATTTCCATTTCACAAGCTTCGACAATCCGATGATTGATCCGAAGGAACTTGAAGAACGAAAGCGGTCATTGCCTGACCATGTGTTCCGTCAAGAATACCTTGCGGAATTCCTTGACAACGCTGGTGGGTTGTTCAAAGGTGTGTCGTCTTGTATCGGTCAAGGTGAACGAACACAACGAATGTATGGTGGTCTTGACATCGGTCGCGCTGACGATTACACGGTGTTGACTATCCTGAACGAACATGGTCACATGGTTCACGTTGAACGCTGGCGACACGATGACTGGTCACGAATCATTGACAAGGTGGCGAACTTGATTCGAAGATTCAACGCAATCACCACGGTCGAAGTCAACAATCAAGGTGACGTGTTTTTCGAAATGCTTCACAACACATTGCGCAACAAGGTCGTTCCATTCGTGACGACATCCAAGTCGAAACCAGTGTTGATTGAAGACCTTGCGTTGTCATTCGAACAACAAGCGATTCGTGTCAACGATGTGAAATGGTTGCTTGACGAACTTGAATCTTTTACTTATATTTACAATCCGAAAACACGCGGTGTTCAATATAGCGCACCGACTGGACTTCACGACGACGGTGTCATGTCACTGGCGCTTGCGTGGAATTCTTTGAAGAACAACAAGTCAAAAGGGAAATACAATTCAATGCGAATATGAAAATAAAACTACCAGCTTCAATTCACGAATGCAAACCAGACCAGCTTGTCAAATGGTTGATGTTAGCTGAAGTCATCAAGGAAAAGCAAAACGATGAATTGTTTCAAATGCTTGACTTTCAATGTCAACTTATTTCAATCTTTTCAGGACTGAAGGTGAACAAGGTCAAACAACTTGCAATCGAAGACGTTCAACGATTAGCCGGTCACATTACACGAATGCTTGCGAATTATTCCTATTCCGAACCGCTTGGTGAAGTGACGGTCAATGGTCAACGTTACGTCTTTGAAAAAGATTTCCGTTTGATTTCCACGGGACAAATCATTGACTTGAAACTAATCGACGACGTCGCAAGTGATCCAGTTCAAGCGCTTGCGATTTGTTACATTGAAGAAGGGTTCGAGTATTGTCAAGAAGATGACCGTGGTCGTGTGTTGAATCCGAACGAAAAGCGTTACAAAGTTTTCAAGGAACAATTCGACGGTGCGGAATTCATGAACTTCTTTGGTTTTTTTTTGCGCGAATCAAAGAAGCGGAACGACGCTATATTAGCGATCCAGACGATACGGACAATGATGAATCAACGGAACGCAATGGAGAAGCTCAAGACCATGAATGGTTCACGTGGACAAGAATCTTACAACGACTTGGACAAGAACTTGGAACGACTATTGACGCAATCACTAAACAACCGTACGTAAAGACATTGTTCTGGATGAATTACTTGAAATTGAAAGACGAACAAGATTACATATTAATGAAACAACAATCTTCGCGCAATGGCTGATTTCGATTTCCTTGAAGAATTCGGTGTGTCGGTTGCTGAAGCTGAACAACCACAAAGCGTTTACGAAAAATTTATTCTCACGGTAGGGAATCAAGTCACGTCGGACCTTCGTGAATACATTCAGCAAAACGCAATGAACACGGGCGCGCTTGCGCAATCGGTTGTGTACTTTCCGACTGGCGCGTTGTCGTTTGAAATACAAGCTGACGACTATTATAAGTTCGTCGACCAAGGTGTGAACGGAATCGCGGTCAATCATGCAAGCGCTTTTTCTTTTCAATATCCGGGTGTGTCTTATAACATGGCGAAGGCAATCCAAGAATGGAAAGGACTTGAAATGTCACACGCGTTTGCGGTTGCTTCAAACATCAAGCAACGTGGACTTCGACCGAAGCACATAACGGATTCGGTGATCACGGATGAATTGCTTGAAAAGATTTCAAATGATTTGGCTGAAGTCACTGGATTGACGTTTGAAATTAAATTCGAAAAGACAACGAAAACATGGCAATAACAATCACACAA